TCTCGTCATTGTCAGTCACAAATGGACTGTAGACGGCACGGTCAACCCCTGTCTAGACCTTCCGCGACACGGTACGACACGGACTTGACATGGAGGGTCCGGCGCGACAGTCTACCGATAGTGCGACACGGCTAACTGGAGCTAGACCCTGACGGCCGTGGAACACCCCGAATGTCCACCCCCGACACGAAGGGAGCCGTGGCCGGATGCGCGAGGCCACCAGCTCAGACCAAGCCGTGCGCGCGGCCGGGCGGACGAGATACTCCATGACCGTCGAGGAGCTGCTCGCCCTGCCGGTCGCCGTCGACCTCGTCACCGCCGGCCGCGCGTTCGGCGTCGCCCGCACGAAGGCCCACGAACTCGCCCGCAACGGCGAATTCCCCTGCCCCGTCCTCAAACTCGGCAACGCCTACCGGGTGTCCCGCGCCGAGATCTTCCGCGCCCTCGGCATCACCGATGCCACGGTCGTCAAGAACACGCTTGAGAACACCGCGTAAATCCTCCCCGAGCACGGCCGCCTCCCGTGGCACAAGGGGCCCCCGCAACCCATGCGCCAGGCATTCGACACTCCGCTCGATAGCGGAAGAAAGGTCAAAGCGTGAAAGGTCGCATGGGGTTCCCCCCGCGTACGCAAAGCGGCCCTGAGAGAGCGCCTCACTCCCTGCAGGGCCACCGCGTTAACGATCAAACGGCCAGCACAGCCTCTGATTGCGTCATGCCAATTCTAGCGAGAACCGCCGACAATTCCCCGGACCTTTCGGGTGACAGTCACCTGGCGGTGGCCGCGTGAACAACATCGCAGGCCGGGGAGCAGCCGTCGCGGCCGCGCGCCGCGGCTGGGCGGTGTTCCCGCTCCGCCCCGGAGACAAGCGCCCCGTCGTTGACCGATGGGAGCAGCGCGCCGTCGCCGACCCCGCCCGGGTCGCGAAGCACTGGCCGTCGGACCAGCACAACGTCGGGATCGCTTGCGGGCCCTCCGGCCTGGTCGTCGTCGACCTCGACACCCCGAAGGGCCGCCTCGACCTGCCGGACGAGTGGGCGAACGTAGAGGGCATCCGGGAGGGCGCCGACATCTTCACCGTGCTCGTTGAACGCGCTGGCGCCACCTGGCCCGACACGTACACGGTGATGTCCCCGACGTCCGGCACCCACCTGTACTTCCAGGCGCCGGACGGGGTAGAGGTTCGCAACTCCCAGGGCAAGGTCGCCCCGATGGTCGACATTCGAGCGTCCGGCGGCTACATCGTCGCGGCCGGGTCGATCACCACTGTCGGGCGGTATGAGGTACTCAACGACACCCGTCCGGTGCCGCTGCCCGCATGGCTCCGTGAGACGCTCACACGCCGCCCCGAGCAGCGCCCCCAACCGGAGGCCCCCGAGCACCGGGGCGCGCCCGTGCCCAGATTGCGGGGCCTCGTCGACACCGTCCTGCACGCGCCCCCGCACCAGGGCAACGGAGTTCTGTTCTGGGCGTCGTGCCGCGGAGCCGAGATGGTCGCCGCGGGGGAACTCGACGAACCCACCGTGTCCGGTGTGCTGCTCCGCGCCGCGGTGGAACGCGGCAGGCCCGAACGGGAAGCCCGAGCAACCATCGCTTCCGGGATGGGGCGGGCCCGGTGAAGGACGCCGACGACATCCTCCGCGAAGCGGGTGTCCAGCCGGAGGGGGAGGTTGTGCCGTTCCCACCAACCACCGGCGAGGAACAAGACGACGCGATCTCGCCCCTGTTCGTCGACGGCGGCTCGTTCGTCTTCGACGCCCCCGACACGCCGCCCGCCGTATGGGGCGACAGTCAAGAGGTCGGGTGGGCGTCCGGCGAGGCACTCATGATCGTTGGTCCGTCCGGCGTCGGGAAAACCACCGTCGCCAACCAGCTCGTCCGCGCCCGCCTCGGGCTGGCCGAGACCGTGCTCGGCCTGCCCGTCATGGCCGGGGAAGGCAACGTGCTGTACCTCGCGATGGACCGGCCACCCCAAGTCGGCCGTGCCATGCGCAGGCTGTTCGACCCCGATGACCGGGACGTGCTCTCCGAACGACTCAAGGTGTGGAAAGGGCCGCCGCCGTTCGACATGGCACGGCGCCCCGACCTGCTGCTGTTCATGTGCCAACGCGCGGGCGCCGACACCGTCGTCGTGGACTCCCTCAAGGACGCCATGCGCAAACCGTCCGACGACGAGACCGGCGGCGGCTGGAACACCGCGCGGCAGGCGGTGCTCCGCGAGGGCATCGAGATGGTCGAGCTGCACCACCAGCGCAAAGCCAACGGCGACAACAAAAAACCAGCCAAGCTCGACGACGTGTACGGCTCCACCTGGCTCACCGCCGGCGCCGGGTCCGTGATGCTGCTGTGGGGCGAACCGGGCGACCCGGTGGTGGAACTGACACATCTCAAGCAGCCCGCCGAGCAGATCGGGCCCTGGCAGATCACCCACGACCACGGGGCCGGCACCAGCGAGGTCACCCACCAGGCGGACCTGCTCACCCTCGCGCGGCACCAGGGGCGCCACGGACTCACCGCCAAGGTCGCCGCGGAGGCGATGTTCCAGACCGACAAGCCCAGCCCGGCGGAGATCATGAGGGCACACCGGAAACTCGACCGGCTCGCCGCCGACGGCTACCTGACCCGCCACGGCGGGGACCGGGGCCGCGGCTCCACGGCCGCCTGGTTCCTCGTCGAGAGGGACGCTTCGTGACTAAATCACGCTGCCCCGGCCGACCCACCCCGCCGGAAAATCACGCGGCCATGATCACGAACACGTTTCCGCAGGTCAGAAAATCACGCACTAAATCACGCACCCTCCACCGGGAACCTAAATCACGGGGTCTACAAACAAATCACGCTGACCAAGTTTCCGCAGGTCAGGAAATCACGCGGGAAATCACAGAAATCACGGACCGCCTAAATCACGTTCCTCCCCCCCTCTTTACAGGGGGAGGGAACGTGATAGGCAAGGCCCCCGGAAACCGGACAGCGAGGGACAAACCGGTGGACGACGACTCCCTTGATGCAGCCATCACTCGACGACTCCAGCGGCTACGTGTCCTCGCCGCCCTGCGCCAACAGACCCGCCGCAAGGTGCGCGCCGAGTTCGCAGCCCGCCGCGCGGCCGGTCTCCGCCGCCGACACCAACAGAAGATCAACCGAGAGAAGGAGAACTGACCATGCCCGACACCCGAACCGCGGTCGGCTTCGTGCCCGCCCCCGACGGCTGGACCCTCCACTTCCCCGACCCGGACGGCGGCCCCGAAACCGTCGAGACCATCGGCGGCTGGACCGTCTACAGCAACGGCGACGCCACACCGTCCGTCGCATACCAGCGCGATGGCGGCGGCTGGATCCACGACGCCAACGAAGGCAACTGCTACGTCGTCCCGCCGCCGGATCAGCTCAAGGAAGCCCGCGAGCGGTGCTCCGAGATTCTCGCCTACGTCCAGGCCGACCAGTCCGACCCGAACCTCTACCGCATGGTCCAGGAACTGCTGTTCACCATCGACGGGACCGGAGACTCAAAGTGACCATGCCCGAGCCGCCCGCCGCCGCGCTCCCCACGCGCTGTGAGGACTGCGGCAAGCGCCTGATGCTGCTGCGCCCCGGGCGCACCCGGTGCGAGGCGTGCGCCCCCACCATGCGCGGCGTCAACGAGATCCTGCGCTCCCGCGAGGAGACCACCACACAGGCGGACCGGCCCGCTGCTACCGGGCCGGTCCCGACCACACCATACGCACCAGAGGACCAGCCGTGAGAACCGAAACCTGGTGCCTACGCCTCACCAAGAAAGGCATGTGGACCAACTACCGCACCTATCTGGCGCTCCGCGACGGCATGTACATCGACCAGAGCCCGTACCGCGGGAACGCCATGCGTTTCGACTCCCACGCCGAAGCCGACCAGTACGGCCAGGACCTGGTGCGCGCCCGGCACTGCGTCGCCTACGAGGTCGAGCACGTCCCGGCCGACGCCCCGCTTTACCACGCCGACCAGGGCACCGGGGGTGTGGCATGACCGTCCCCCCGTGGGGCCTGTCATGGAGGGAGCCGCCGAGCATGCCGCGACGTCTACAGCAGCCGCCCCGCCACCAGCGGAAGGGATGGCGGAAACCGGCAGGATCCAAGGTCGTCACCCGCGCATCCCGCTGGGGCAACCCATACAAGGCCAAGCCGCACGGCCCGTACGAGGCGACCGAAGCCGTCCAACGCCACCGCGACGACCTCACCAACGGCGGCGTCACCAACACCCGCGGGCAGCTCATCACCGCGGTCGACGTCCGCCGGCACCTCCGCGGCTACGACCTGATCTGCGGATGCCCACCAGACCAGGCGTGCCACGCAGACACCCTGATCGAGATCGCGAACAATTGAGAGAGGAGGGCGCGCCCATGACAGACAAGCCGAACGCGTCGGAAAAATCCGACGCACCAGCCATACGGCAGGCCACACACACGCGGGGCCGGAACGGCAGATACCAGCGCAGCGTCAACACCGCGCAGCGTGACGCCCAGGCCGCCGAGCTCCGGTCGCGGGGCCTGTCCTACCGGCAGATCGCCGCCGAGATGGGCTACCGGTCGGTGCGGTCAGCGCAGGAGGCCGTGACGCGCGCCCTCAAGGAGATCGTGGAAGACCCCGCAAACGATGTCCGCGTGATGGAGCTGGGGCGCCTCGACGACCTGTACGCGACCGCGCTGGAGGTGCTGCAGCGCGAACACGTCGTGGTCTCCACGTCCGGGCGGATCGTGTACGACATCATCGAGTACGCGCGGGACGGCAACGGGAACATCCGGCTCGACGATGATGGCCGCCCGGTCGCCGAGGAGGTCACGCGGCTGCGGGATGACGGGCCGACGCTGGCCGCCATCAAGACGCTGCTGCAGATTCAGGAACGCCGCGCCAAGCTGCTCGGCCTTGACGCCCCGGTGAAGGCCGAAGTCGGCGGGAAACTGAAGTACGAAGTCGTCGGCGTCGACCTGGACTCTCCGGGTGAACCGGCCGCGCGGACGCAGCGTCCAACACTGTCAGAGGGGAGCGGGCTATGACTGTCGCGGTGCGGCTGATCTTTATCCTGCTCGCCGGGGCCCTGGCGTTCACGATCACCTACACGGTGGGGTCGTTGGACGTCAGGGCAACCCCTCCGGCTGCGCCCGGGGAGCCGGGCCCTGCCGGTGTTCCTGCCGAGGTCACCCCGACCGGGCCGCTCAGTGCGCCCCTGACGCCTTCGGCGCCCCACGCGACCCGCGGCCCCGACCGGCCCGCCGTGGCGCAGGACGCGCAGACACGGCCCGCCCCGGCACGCGCAGACCGGCAGCCCGCCAAGGCCGCCCCGGCGAAGCGGAAGACCACACCCGAACCCGCCGGTGAACCGGCGCCGGCCACCTCGAGCCCGGCGGCGACGCCGTCCTGCAACGACACTTCCGGTAACAACTGCGCGCCCCGCTGCGGCCCCGGCGAATGCCACTGAGATGACCGCGGACACGGTCGTCCGGTACGAGCCGCGCGGCGCGGCCCGCCGACTGTTCGAGACCCTCGACACCGAGGTCGTGATGGACGGCCCGGCCGGCACCGGCAAATCGTTGGCCTGCCTGTGGCGGATCCACATCGCGTGCCTGCAATACCCGGGCGCCCGCTGCCTGATCGTCCGGAAGGTCCGCGACACGCTCGCGACGACGACGCTCGTCACGTTCGAGGAGGAGGTGATCCCGCAGGCCCTCGCGACCGGGCTGGTGCGATGGTTCGGCGGGTCCACCCGTGAGCCCGCCTCCTACCGGTACGCCAACGGGTCCCGGATCGTGATCGGCGGGATGGACAAACCAGCGAAGATCATGTCGTCGGCGTATGATCTGGTGTTCGCGGACGAGGCCACCGAGCTGGCCGTCGCCGACTGGGAAGCGATCCGTACCCGGCTGCGGCACCAGCGGCTGCCGTGGCAGCAGCAGATCGCCGCTTGTAACCCCGACGCCGAACATCATTGGCTGAACCGGCGCGCGAACACGGACGCGATGGTGCGGCTGCTGTCCCGCCACCAGGACAACCCGCGGTACTTCCACCCGGACGGCACACCCACCCCGTTCGGTGAGGACTACATGGCCAAGCTCGACGGCCTCACCGGGGTGCGGCGACTCAGGTTGCGTGACGGTATCTGGGCCGCGGCGGAGGGCATCATCTACGACGAGTGGGACCCGGCCGTGCACGTCGTTGACCCGTTCCCGATCCCGGAGGATTGGACCCGCTGGTGGTCGGTCGACTTCGGGTTCCGGCACCCGATGGTCGTGCAGCAGTGGGCGGAGCACCCCGACGGCGCCCTGTACCTGTACCGCGAGTTCTTCCAGACCGGGCTGACGGTGGACCTGTTCGTGGCCGACATCCTCGAGCACGTCACCGAACCCAACCCCGGCTTCAAACCGGACCCGGCGGCGCGGATCCCGGAGCCGGCCATCGCGCGCCGCGGCGCTTGGACCGAGCCGCCGCCGCGGGCGATCATCGCCGACCATGACGCGGAGGACCGCGCCACCTTCGAACGCCACGTCGGCCGGTCCACGACGAAGGCGAACAAGAAGGTGCTGGCCGGGATCCAGGCG